ATTGTTGGTACACGCCGCCGTTTTCGGGTAGCTTGATTACGAGTACGTCGCTGTCTGGAGCAATGAAAACGTCCCATGACAGTTCGTCCTTTAGTTCTGCAATCAGCGGCGAAAGCACCGACTGAATTTTTTGAGATGGCCCAGGTTGAATATCGCTGAATTGACCATTGACCAGTCGTGACAACGGTACCAACCCTAGCGTCGATACAATCATTACATCGCCGCCATAGGCGGTAAAGAATCGTCCGTATGACGGAACTGGGCCTGCATACCACACGCCTTTTAAACCAAAGCTATTTGCTCCTGTCGGGTCAGTGCCTTGCCATACGCCGACGTCGCCTTGTGAGCCAATGACCACTAGGTAGTCATCGATGCCTACGCCAGCATCAAGCGTCCAGTTGATTAAGCCGCGCACATAACCACCGTTACGCAGCAGCGAACCCATTTCAAAGGAAGTTGAGTTTCCTGAAACGGCATCAACTTGATTTAAATAATAAACTTTTGATTCTTCTTTAACAGTAAACCAAACTCGTCTTTTCCAAACAGCAACTGATGTTAAATCTGTTGGCAACCCATGTCCTGTTTGATGAACCCAGCCATTACTAGCATCATAAGTGTAGTAACCCGCACCAGGCGACACAGCAAGCAAAAACATGCCTGCGTTCGTTGCAAACTGCGTCGTGTTCCATTGATCGTTTTCAGAAGCCGTTCCGCTGACAACCAAAGAAGGCGTATCAGTCGTGACGTCATAAATATTGCCACCCGCCGCTGCAAAGACTTTGTTGTCTGCGGGATCAGGCGCGTTGTAAGTAAAGATTGAGCGAATCGGCAGCGACACCGTTGATGTGTGGTACTGCCAGCCTTTGCGCAGTTCGATACCTGTTTGCTTGGGAATAAAGTTATCTAGCACTAACGCGTCAGTTGGCTGCATCGCGCTAATTGGGTCGCGATAGTTTAACCCCGCGACAGGCGCGGGGATGGTGTAGAGCTGCGCAACCTGCGCAGCGGCAGCAAGCCGTGGCTGCTTAAATTTTTGAACTGGGATAAGAGGCATTAGCTTCCATAACCCGTATCAGGCGTGTTGCTCAGTGGCTGAATATATGGAAAACGGAAGTCACGCACCATCGACAAAACGCTTGCGCCTTTTTCGTTCCCTTTACGATTTTCGTAGTTAACTTGGAAATCGCGCATTGCAGCAGACGAGTCCAAGCCCTTCATCTCAAGCCACTTGACGCGGGCTAGAAGCGTCGTCAAGTAAGAATCAAGAAGAATCGTGTCGCCGTTCTTAGACGCCCGATTCTTGTACAAGTCAGAATTGTCTTGGTCGCGCACCCACGCAACAGACTGATAATAAAAAGTCAAAGTCTGCGATGCGGTCGGCGGTGACAAAATATAGATTTGGTTGTCGCGTACCTGCCAATAAAATGACAGTGTCGGCAATGTCTGCCGAATCAACAACTGTTGCCACATTTGTGGACTAACCGGCCCAATTGCCGGCCACTGCATTGAAGAGTTCCACTGCGTCTGATCAACAAACGCATAGAAGTCTTCAGGCAAGTCAAACGCCTTTTCGCTTTGTCCAGGCGAGTCCGCCGCAATATTTACACTGTATATCTTCGTTAGTTCCTGCCAGTCAGCCATTGCCAGCAAATCAATGCCGGCAAGGTTGACTGACTGCACCATTTGAACTACAGCGGGGTCAGAGTCCCCCGCTGGGTCAGCCGGCGTCGGATAGCTAACCAGAGCGGCAACGTTCTGAACGATAGCCGAAAGCGTAGAATCGTTGACGATCTGGAAAGCCATACCTTTACTTACTCCTCAGACTGCTTGGACTTACCCTTGGAGTTCATCATCTTGGTCAGCGCTTCAATCTGCGCCTGCATTTCTTCAATCTTGGCGTCACGCTCTTTGAGTTCAAGATTCATCTTCTCAATCGGCGCGTTGCCTTTGGCCAGTTCAATAAACGCCTTGGCCGCACGCTTGTCTTCTTGGAAGCTGAAAAATTTCTGCCCCACAGAATCAGCCGCTTCGGCCAACTGCTCGACCGTCAAAATGTTGAAGAACTTGTATTCCTCAACCTTTGACGGTGTCATCTTCGGAAGCGATGACAGTGGCGTACCTTCAACAGCACTACCCGCACCAGCTTTCCATTTCGCATAACGGTCGGCAAAGCGCCGCTCGTCAATGCTGTCTACAGGCCGCTCCACGATGCTGAGTTTGTCCCCAGGCACCATGATGCGGATGTAATCAACTTCTTTGTAAATCGCACGCCCTTCCTGCTGGCTCAAGCCAGACTGAAGCTGTGGTTTACGAAAGAACTGCACAAACAAACGCTCGTCACCCGCAAACCTAGACTCATCTAGCCCAGGCGCGTCGGGGACGCCGCTCCAATCAGTCGGCAATGTGGCGGTATTCACCTGCATGATTTTTTCCTTTTAGTAGTTAGACAAAAAAGACGTGGGGGTTAAACCCCCACGCCATCTCCATATTCCACCTTGAAATCCGTACCGGCTGAACCACCGATACGCGAGCCTCCGATGCTCGCCTCATCCGCACCCGTCGTGCCGATACCTTGCGTGGCTGCCCCAGTGGACTGCGACGCGGCGGTATCAACGATGGCCGGTGCGGAGGAAGAAACTGCTGCTCCGTAAGAAACTGCCATGTCAACCTCCTAAAAAAGCCTTACTGAGCAGGGGTTCACCCTACCCAGTAAGGCAAGGTGAACCCCCACCACGGGGCCATTAGTTCTGGATGCGACCCTGGAACTGCGCACCACGGCAAGTCAAGTTGCCGGCCCAGCCAAGAATCTGCACTTCCGCGTCTTGGTTGATCGCGTAGCGACGATTCGGGCTGAGTGCCACCATGTTGCGGTCACGATGCGGACGCAACGAGATGTACTTGGTGTTCAGCATAAAGCCGGTCGCGGCAGGGCAGTACCCACCGATACCACCGTCAAGCACCACATCCGCGTCCATGAATTTCACGGTCGGGAAGCCGAGCGAGCCGGTAGCAGGATCGGTGAAGCGCTGCTGCGCCTGCAACGAACCCATGTAGTACGACCAGTAGGTGTTGTCGAGGATAACGAGGTCGGGACGATCCGAGCCACGCACCAACGACGCCCACAAGGTGTTCAACGCACCCTGAATGGTGGTCGCAGACGGGGTAACGGAAGCTACCGAGAAGTCATACAACTTGGAACGCCAGAACGTCCAAGTCGCACGGTCGATGCCACCGTAGGTGCCGGTGGTCGGATCGGCAGGCACAGCGGCGTTCAAGCCGGTGACTTCCTTACCCGACGAGCCGGTGCCGTCGCTATACACAGACTCAGCGAGCTTATTCGCCATCGTGGCTTCGGCTACGTTGATACGAGCCTCAAGCAAGTCGATGAACGCTTCGCGACCGCTGTTCTGCAACATTTCCAAGCCGCTCATCACGACTGGGCAGGCAAGCTGCTTGATGTTGAACTCAGCAGCGCTGATCACGTCCTGAGCCGCAACCGGCAACAGGTCGTAGCCGCTGTAGAAGCCAGCGTTGCCGTTTTCGGCAAAGCTCAACTCCTCAAGGATGACGTTACCGCCCCCAAAAGGCTTCACATTGCCGCGCTGGTTGAGCTTGGCTAGCAAAGCGTTGTTCTTGGTGACGTTGTCAGCAATCGACCGCGAACGATTTTGAATCGTGGTCGCAATAATGTCCGTAACGGACGTATTCGCAAATGCCATTTTAAATTACTCCATGAAACGGTTGCCCTTACGGGCATTTTCTTCCGCCGAAAGCAACTGCAAGTTGTTTTCAACGTGAAGGCCACACACATTCGTCCCTTGCAGCGGAACTATGTGGTCAACCGTCATGTTCATACGCCGCGCTTCGGCGTAGATGGCATTGATGACCTGCTTGTCAGCCCAAGTGGGGCATTGTTGTTTGACAACAAAGCCTCTTAGGATATTTCGCTGCCTTATCTTGTCGTAATGCCTGCGATAACGTTTACGTTCATACCAGCTAAAGCGTTCTGGATCTTTACGTCGGGCTTCACGGAGCCAGAGTTTTCTGCGTTCCCGTAATTCGGGATGGCGCTGTCTTTCTCTAGCTCTAGCATTCACCGCTTCTCCATTGCGCTGCCGATAGGTTGCGCTGTAGAAACGCTGCTTTGCTAAAAACCGTCTGTCCTTTTCCTCACGCTTTCTGCGGGCATACTGGCGCACACTTTCACGCGAGCATTCCACACAAGTCCATGAACGCGAAAACCGCAACCCCTCTAGTTCAGGATGCTTTTGACACACCTTCCCTTTGTAGAGTCGTGGCTTTCGCTCCACGTTGTGGTTTTATCATCATCTAGTGTGAACTGCAAGCGCAGCTTCAATTGCAGACCGCACATCTGTGGCACCTTGCGTTGGCACAGCCAATGCGGGTGCGCCTGACACGCTGACTGCGGCGGCTTTAGCTTTTTGTGCCGCGCCTTGGAGCGTCTGCGCACCTTTAGCTTTAGCTCGCCCTTCTAGCACTGCACGCACTTTGGGATTAATCATGCACGCTTGCCGGTAAGCATCACTCAAGCTAACTTCGCGGCCACGTTTTTGCGCTAATTCCATAATGTCGGCCATTTCGTCGCGAACATCCTCGCCAAACTCGGCCTTTTCCAAAAACTGCCCTACTTCACTAACCGCCTGCTGCTGTACCTGTTGAGCCTGCGCGGCTTGCGCCTGCTGGTACTGCGACATGAATTGCTGCATGGGGGCTAACTGTTGCTGAAGCATTTGCTGAAGTTGAACTTGGCTAGGATCAGTCTGAGGCACTTGACCTGCCAGCGCAGAGTCAAGCTGTTCAATAAACGTGTTACCAAACCGGCCTACGCCAAACTGCTTAACAATGCCCGCCACCATTTGCGCCAAATCAGGCGCGGGAGCCGTGCGTAACCGCGCTGCGGTCGCCATAAGCGAATCAATGGCCGCAAGCGTATTACCGCCCTCGGCTTTAATAAACATTTCGTACGGCGCAACAGTTTTTTGGATCGAATCGGCTAACTTTCTAGCTTCTGATGTTTCCTGAAGCGTACGCTGCACTTCTTGCTCACGGCGCATTACTTCAGCGCGGACATCAGCCGGCAATGCCGACCAATGCTCACGCACCTCTGGTCGCCACGACACAGGAGCCTTTTCTTTAATTGGCTCAGATTTTGGCCCAGGCGTAATAGCTGGCGTTTCTTGCGCTTTTAACGCTTCGCCAACAGACGGCTCTTCTTTTGCAAACTTACCGTCCGCACTGCGGACAGGTTCTGATTGTGTTTCTTTTGCAACAGATTCTGTTGATTCTGCAACAGGCTCTGGCGCGGATACCGGCTCCGGTGCCGGCGTACTATCTTCCTGCGGAACAGCCGCTTCTAACGCGTCCCGTATCGTGGTGGGTTCAGTCATTTGTTATCGTCTCTCTAGTTGTCGTATCGCCTCGACAATGTCCGACCTGCGGACACTGCCACCATTTTTCATGTAATGCTCACGTTCTTCTTTGGCTTTAGCCCAAGATTCTTTGAAGTCATCTGCCGTGGCATAGCCCATGCGCTTCATGTATTCGCGATGTTTTTTGCGTGAGCTAATGTCTGCGCCATCCGGTGCTTGCAGCCCGTCGTAGTGCCTATCGCCCCACAACGCGTCCGTGCGCGTATCCACAGGGCTTATCCGCTCTGCGGTCACTTCAACCATTTCACCCACATCTTTGTCGTATACCCATTTACGCCGCATACGATTTGTCCTTTGCCGTTTTAGCGGCGTCTTTAAAGTTCTTAGCAGTTGGCGCACCTTCTTCACCAGGCTTACGCATCCGCTCGCCACTACCCTGCGCGATTCGCTTACGCTTCCTTAAAATGTTTGCGTACAGTCCCATCTTGCTCATACGTCACCATTTCACTCGGTTAGCCCAATACGCTGCACTCATTGGCCCTTTGGCAATATTGGACGCGTGGCGTGCTTTAAACGCCTCATTGCGCTTAGAACCATCTGGTGAACCCTGCACGCCTTGCTGACCAAAGCGAATGAGCTTGATCTGCTCACCTTGCTTGGCCAGAACTGCGTGGCTTTTCTCAGGATGGCTTGGCGTGCGCTTAGGTTTATTGAACCCACCAAACTCTTTGCGCAACGCGTCAATTCTGGCTCCGTATTCGCTCACGGCACATCCTCCGCACTATGCCACTCAGTGCTACGCTTTAAAAACTTTGGCCATTCAACGTTATTGCAAAATGACTTGTCTTCAATCAGCACATGATTCGTTGGTTGCGCGGTGAAGCGTCCGTTTTCAAGCGCAACAAAGTAGAACTCTTTGCCTTGCTCCGGCTCTGCCGTAAACGCATCAGCAGTTGGCACCATCGTGAACATGTACATCCCGTCGTGTTCAGTTTTGTCTTGCAATCGAACATGCGCATTCATCCCTGACAAGAACGGATACTCAATCGTCGAAAATTGCCAGCCGTACGCGTCCCATGTTGCTGCTTGCCACGGCTCCCATGCCGTATCCGTTTTTTCCGACGCCAGCTTGTGTAGTGGCACGTTGCGGTA